TCAGTGACAAAAATCACACTTGGAATATTTTCTTGGAATATTTTCAGGTAACGGGACATCAAGTGTTGGTGAAACTTTAACCTTCCTGTCATAGATTAGCACTTGCCCTTCGGTTTTGTGACCAGAGAAAAGTTGCTTATCCCGGCTGCTTCCTTCATAGTCTGAAATTCCTTTCGCCTTCAGATCATGAAAGGTGAAGTCGGTTAAAATACCTGAAATTTTTCCAGCACGATTTCTTGCATCTACCCACATTTCGTTAAAGCCTTTGTACATATATCGGTTGCCGTATTGATTGCTGATCACATAGGCAGATTTTGGTAACTGTTTTGCTTTTTCGATCGCCGCCTGTAATCGTGGACTCCATGCTTTTATCTGTTTTTTTCCTGTTTTCCCTTGCTGGATAAAGATCCCGTCGTTTCCAATCTGCTCCCATTTCAGCGATAACACATCGGAAACCCTCGCTGCACACAGATAGGCAATTTCCATTGCGATAAAAACAGGAAGAGGTGCAACGCTTAATACTGCCTGGTATTCTTTGTCGGTTACATATCGTTCGCGGTTTTTGGCCTTGAATTTACTTACACCTGCACATGGGTTAGCCTTCACGTACCCTCGCTCATACCCCCAACTGTAAACGCGGGACATACTGCTTTTTTCATGGTTGGCTTGCGTTTTACTCTGTTCCCCTCTCTTGTCCATGTATCGACGGATGTGTTCTGGTTTTATGGAATCTGCCGACACCTTACCGAATACGGCAAGCAACTTTTTTTGATGTTGCAGATAATCTTTTTGTGTTCTTGGACTGAGGTCACTGTAATAGGCGCTGGCGAGGAATTTTTCCCACAAGCGACCGAATGTCATTGCACGATCGCGATTATTTACAGTTTCCTCATACTTTTTCCATAAAGCAGCTAAACCATCCTTGATGGCGGTTAGTGTTACAGATTCTCTGGATGTTGGTTTCCATACATAACTATATTTATTTGGGTATACATTTGGAGGTAATTTTTCGTGTTCAGGATTTTTCCTTCGTCTTCCCATCAGATCGCACCAAAATTCGGCTCTACCTCGCGTGGTGGTAAAGTTTTATTGCAGGTAAATAGATCCCGGCTGACAATCGGTTTGCCACTACGATTGGTATAGAACGGAAGCCCGTTTTCCATTAACCATTTTCGCTGGTGGCTTGCATATTTGCAGCCCGTTAATATTAGCAATTCATCTTCGGTTAAAAATAAGCTGCTCATAGCTATATCTCATAACCGCCGCTAACTATATACGGTTAGCGGCAATTAGGGTTGAACATTAAAAATCAGCCTGACTCGGGATCAGTTTTTGCCAGATAGCTGAAACGTATTTTGCCTGGTAACGAGCGTCATCAAGTGCATTATGGCGCTCACCTTCGAATGGAATAGCCGTTCTGGCATCGAAGTCTATGGCTTTCCCCAGCTCAACGATTGTGCGTACATCGCGATCGTTGTAGTAACGCCACGGGCAGGGGATCCCCTGCCGTTCGTATGAACGGCGCAAAATCGTGTTGTCGAAGTTGGCTCCATTTCCCCAGACCTGAACAAAAAATTCACCGGAGTTTTCGTCGATAAATTCCCGCAATTGTAACAGTGCATCATCTAACGGGATTTCATCGGTCATAATGGCAGATTGCGCTTCGCGTGATTGCTTAAGCCACCATTTAATGGTGTCCCGATCAATGACTCCGCCAGCAGTTTCCAGATCGATAGTCTTACTAAATTCGGGTCCCATATCTCCGGTTTGCGGATCGAAAAATATTGCACCTATTGAGATGATCGGGGCATCAGGATTTTTTCCCATGGTTTCAAGGTCGATCATTAGATGGTCACACGTCCTGCTGGTGGATGTGATTTCGTGATGACCATTCACCGTAATTAAGGGATCTGCCGTCTCGCCAGTTTTACTATCGCTGGCGTGGTCCTGAGCGCTGCCAGCATTCTCCTTGTGTGGATGTTCAGCGCCTTCCATTTCCTCCGGATCATTTTCCTGAACTTCAACCTGATTCTCTTCATCGAATGTTTTCTGGTATGTTGCGTCGTCCATCACCGCGCCACAATCAGGGCAGTTGCCGCCACCGCTCTGACCGCAGGCGGTGCAGACTTTTTCCGGTTCCTGTTGCGCTACTGGTTCGGATTGTTTCGTTTCTGGCTCGTTTTGTAACGCATTTGGGCTGTTTTGTTCCGCTTTTTGGTCGTTCCGTTCCGATTCATGCTGGTTCTGGTTCACAGAATCGCGAGTCTGGATCCCCTTGACCCATTTCGGATCATTAGGGTCGCTAATCCCCTCAACAAATTCACCACGCGATACAGCAAGTAACTTATCGGCGTCAGGCTGGCTGATATTGGCTGCCTGCATAATTTTGTTTACTTCGTCAGCGGTGACTTTTACTTGGTTAGCGGAACTCACCTGCGACTGAGCATCCAGCGACTGCGCGTTCTGGCAATGTTCAGTTGTATCCGGTTCCATTGTTTCAGTTGTTGCCTGTTCACCTGCCATTGCGTCAGATGGTTGTGGTTTTTCTTCTTCTGTTTCACGCTCAGTAACCACCTCGCGGTTAATTTCTTCCAGGATATCTTTTTCCGGCGTATGCCGGGTAGCTGTGAGAGTTTCCTTGCTGGGGTTCTCGTGATCAGTTTCCGTCAAATAGGCGTTGATATACCCCTGAAGGCGTCCCGGGTAGTGATAAAATTCAGGGTGTGCGCTTCGGATAAGTGCAAAAATAGCGGCGCGGGAATAGTCCAGAATACCCGGGGTTGCACGAAGTGCTGCGGACCATTCTTTGAACGGACTTTCTTTTTTCAGGACTACTTCTTTTGCGCGACGATAAACGCTGCCCGGAATTTCATAAATATTAAAATCCATCGGAAGTGTGGCTGCTGCAATCTCCACATCCAGTGTGTCGAGGGTGTGTACTAAATTCGGATTGCGATCGGTTTTGTTCCCACCGCCAGCATTAGCACCGGAAGCCGTGCGGGTGATGCGTGAAACACGATTTCCTTTCATCCACTCTTTTGTCAGCAGGCCCCGATCAGTGTAGTCAGCGTCCAGGTATGCTTCGAAAAAAGCAGTTATTAGTCCCAGGTCTGAATTACCAGGATTAGGGAAAACTTTGTCAGTGTCACGAACCAGTTTGTGGAGGTCGCGAATCTCCAGCGAGTCGAGCAGACTGGTTTTATGCGAAATAGCCAGGGCAGTAACAGCCGGTAGTTCTTCAGCCCGTGCAATGTGTAATGCCTGGAGTTCGTCGCGTGAAACGTGCGTTACTGGTTTTTCGCTGCCGTGTTGAGCAAGCCAACGAATGGGCAGTTCCTGACCGGAGACAGGTAGAAGCATGCTCTCCTCAATCTCAGTCATGTCTTCGCCGTTGATGTTGGTATTATCAGTGCTGGCTGATTTGTCCTGAACAGAGGGGGAAGGGCCGATAAATGTCATTGTGATGCCATCTTTCCCGCCTTTTTCATAGCGGTTGCAGAATTCAGTATCAAACACGCCTTCTGGCGGAAGGTCGTCAACAACGGGCAAATTGACGCGGACGGGTTTTTTAAAGTCGTCTTCATCATAATCGTTGTCATCCATTGCGGTAATGCAGCGGGAGATTGCAACAGATAATTTTTTTGCTGTAGTCCAGTAAAAACCACCTTTAATTCCCAGGCGTTTTCTTACTTTGTCATTTTTTGCTTCGCAATATAGTGCAAATTCTTCTTTATCAGTGCTCATTATTGATAAACCTCATCACAGATTTAAGGGTGAACAAATCTCTGCCATTGCTGACATATAAGAATGAAACTGGATATTTATTACGGTGCTGTTTTAAAATCCTGCCGGGATTTCGTTATCCTGGTGAATAACTTTATCGACCGGATAACAGTTGCCTGGAATTTTCTGTTCGGTTGCTGCGGCCATACATTCCTGCATTGTTCTGTGAACACTGACTGCAATATCAACTGGCTCTCCGGAAACAAGAAAAACCGTCAGAATAAGTGCAAATACTGGATTCATTGTGCACATCCTTTTGGCATCAGACGTAAACGGGCCAGCATTGAAACAATGCATACTTTATTTAATAACTCCCGTTCGTGTTTTCTTTTGTTAATGGCCTCTTCAGTGAATACAGGATTACTGATAGTGACACCAATTTCAAAACAACCTTCAGACGTATTAACGTTTGGTAATAACGTTTTCATTATCGCGCCCTCAACAATGAGTTTTGTGATGCGGTGCCTGGTGCTTCCAGGTGACGTTAACCAGTTAACAATTAACGCCGGATACAGAGAATCCACCCATAACACTGTTTTCGGTTTTAACTGTTCCGCGTGCGCTCAGCCGCATTCACCACATCACAAAATTCACTTTAAAAAGGGCGGCAGAGCAGTCACGGAGTAAAACTGATACCGCCAAACGTCACCAGAAAATTGATAACAGAGGGCGTTGCAGCGGGGTTGTCACTTAAGCGTATGGTCAACCTGACAACCCGGTGTCCTCAACGGGGGAAGGAATAACCCCGCCATACTTACCGCCGCGCCATTTCGCGGATTGCCACAACCGGAAGCGCACGGTCGACGAAAATTTAACGACAGGCTATCTATGAACCAGCTACCTCGCCGTGCGCTTTCGCGTTATGGTCTGACTTTTCAGGGAAATATCCTTTCAGTAAACTGTCAGTGCCGGATGCTCACCCGTGTCCGGCGCACGCACTCCACCTCACCCGTGGAGAACTCCTTAATTACTAACCTTAGCTTTGTTGATTAGCTACTAACGCGGGTATGTAATCATTCTGGCAATGCTTAATGCCGCTGCTTTTTCCAGATTGGTGATATCCTGCTCCAGAGCGGACAGATTTTCAGCCTGCTTAGCCCTGGCTTCATTAGCCCATTTCAGATCCTGCGCTGCATTAATTTTCTGGCGCATCCACTCATAAAGTTCATCATCGGTATAGTCTGGCGCGATGATGATGGGTTCTCGTTTCTGCACGCTGATTCCTCGCGGTGCTGCTTCGCTTATCAGCCGTTAGATTTTGCCGGGCTGGAAAGCGCCTGTTTAAACTCACTGAAGCTGAGAGCTTCTTCGCCTTCGGCAAGGCCTTCGAAGTATTCTTCGTAAGCCTTTTCCATGATTGTGTCGAAATCCATATCACCCACCTGAATTTCTTTCCAGCCAGCGACGCGCTCCAGATTCGGTTTTAAACGTTTTGCTTTTGGTATACGTCATCGCGGTGAACGTGCCGTCCTGGTTGGGAAACACGCCGCACACCAGAGATTCGTTGTTGCCAAGATTGATAGTATCCATGTTGACCTCATTTCCCCTTAACGCCGGGGGAGCGGAACAAAAACCTGCTGCATAGTTAAAGTTGAACCCTGCCGTCATGTTCTTACGCCTCGGGCTGGCTACTTACCCCCTGACCACTACCTGGTAACTCGAAGTATTGCCCTGCATTCTGTGGGGCGGGGTGGGTTGACGCCTGAAACAATAGCATCATTATTTTTTGATGTAAATAGCATCGCTATTGTTTTTTGTTGGAGCAAGAAAAAACCACCCTAAGGTGGTTCTGTCGGCGGGAATAATTAACTGTTTTTGCCTGGATACTGTCTTCGAGAATGCACAATATTTACTACTTCTATGCTTGATGCTGTTACTCGGTAAAGGATGATGTAGTTAGGATGAGTTACAATTTCACGAAGACCAAGAACTCGCTCGCTTGGAGGATACAGGTAAGGATGCTCTGTGAGCGGCAAAACGGATGTTTCAATTCGAATTTTCATTCTGCGTGCTGCCGCGGGATTTTCTTTAGCTATGTAGGCTACGATCTGGCGCAAATCATCACGAGCAGATGGTAGCCATAAAACGGGTAACATTATTCACCTCTGTGAGTTGCAGCAGCAATTTGGGCAATAATTTGTTCCATTTCCGCCATTACCTCATCATGCGGAATCGCCGGGCGGTGATCCGCGAGGCTTGCTGCTACTTTGGCCCGCAGCCATTCGTTGTAACTATTTTCTTGCTCAACTGTCTCAAATTCTGAAACCATTGGGGAAAGGACTGTACTCATTTTACATATCTCCTCTGATTTAGGCGCGACGGCCTTTTTGTGCAGCTAACCACCGCGCAACCGTACGATCCATTGATTCTTTTTTATCTTTCATCTCCTGAAGCATGTGTTCTTGATCTTCTTTCGGAAAAGCTCTGAACGTATGGATTAAATCTCGTTCCATCGGCTCTACGGCAAACGGTAGTTCATCCTCTGTTTGTTCTGTGTCTGCTGGTAATGCGACTATGTTATCTTGCTGTGGTTCTCGACAATACATCCTTGCAATTTGCAGCAAATCTGCCATGTCTGGCCTGATTGACTCAGGGGGAACTTTCAGTAAGCCAGCAAACTTTAGAACAGCCTCAAGGTTTAGTGGGGTTTGACCATTTAGGTAGTGACTTACCGCCCCTTGTGTTGAAAACCCCATAATTTCCGCCGCACGTTCCTGAGTCAATCCCAACTGAGATTTCTTTGCCATCCAGATTTCTTTCAGTCTTCTGGCGGCGTTGAGGTCGGTGTCTGACAGTGATTTTCTTTTCATACATCCAATTCTAATAAGATTGCTAATCACTTTGAAATAGCATCGCTATTTACTTTCAAAAATAACAGTGCTATTAATTATGCGTTGGTAACACATCACATAGGGCGGATTATGAATCTTGGAGAATATTTGCATCATTTTCATATAACCCAGAGTTCATTTGCTGAGATTGTTGGCGCATCCCAGGGGATGGTCAGCCACGTTATAACGGGGCGTGCAAAACTTACAGGAGAAAAAATATTACGTTGGTGTGAAGCAACGGGATGGGTGGTGACCCCACATGAGATTGACAGTAAAACCTACCCCAACCCAACTGACGGCTTGCCTGCTGAGTTTCAGGCTAACACACAACCATCGGCGGGGGGTGATTCATGAAAATCAAGCATGAGCACATCCGTATGGCGATGAATGCATGGGCATATCCTGATGGTGAGAAAGTTCCGGCGGCTGAGATAGCCCGGACTTATTTCGAACTGGGGATGACGTTCCCTGAACTGTACGACGACAGCCATCCGGAAGCCCTGGCTCGCAATACCCAGAAAATTTTCCGCTGGATAGAGAAAGACACCCCTGATGCTGTTAAAAAAATTCAGGCGTTGTTACCAGCGATCGAAAAGGCAATGCCGCCTCCGCTGGTGGCCCGAATGCGCAGCCACAGTTCAGTTTATTTTCGGGAACTGCTGGAGACGCAGGAACAGCTGGTGAAAGATATCGATGATTTCGTTGCATCAGCGATCGTTCTGTTCGATCAGATGAATCGTGGTGGTCCGGCAGGAAATACTCTGGCTGTGCATTGACGGGGCAATAAATATGACCAATGACAAAAAACTGACACTGAGCGTTTACGAAAACAGTCCACACATCTGGCGTGGCGGTTTATCTGATGTGGAACTGGCAGAGTGGCTGATGCATAAAGCCAATGCGCTGCTCTGGCGTTTGTCCGTCAGAGAACAGCGCAAGGAAACCAGAAAAAAACTGGCTGATGCTGAAGCGTGCGCCCGGCTTATTGAGGATTATACAAATCTTGGTATCTCTTCAGCAGAGAATGATCCCATTCAGCCTCTGAGCAGGGAGTCAATCCAGCATGCCTGTTGTCTTGTGCAGCTTGTAGCTGTTGGTTCACGTGGGGCGGATACCGGAACACCTCCGATGGGATATTCACTGATTCCAGAGCTGGCTGAAGCAAGAAAATCAGTTCAGCAAAAGAAAGCTGACGCACTTCAGTTACTGAGAGAGCGTTATGGCGAGATACCAGAACGCGAACAGCGCCGACACCCTGAAGGGTTTGAGTGGATGGAGCCTCTTTTTGAAGATCGTTAATCAGCATATCGAGACGAAGGTATGTTTCGGCGCGCAGCCATGCCCGGTAATCCGGCAACATTTCATCTGTTCCTTCTTGCCAGTGATTTGTTGCTGCAACTTTTAATATATGAGCCCGATAAAGGCTTTTCAAAAAAGACATGTCGAACCTCCTCTGGTTCTGTTGATTGGGGAATCACAGATTATATCCGGAGGAAGGTTCGGCACCAGATGAGGTGGACATGCGTGATTACGCAAAAGTTTCCCCGCGATTCTGGCTGGGAGAAACGGGGAAAGAACTCAGAAAGGCAGGCGCAGAAGCGCAGGTGGTTGCTTTTTACCTGATGACATCCCCTCACGCAAACATGCTGGGCCTGTATTACCTGCCGGTTTTGTACCTTGCTCATGAAACCGGGCTTGGTCCGGAAGGGGCTTCGAAGGGGCTTCGAAGGGCTGTCGAAGTGGGTTTTTGCAGTTATGACCATGATTCCGAGATGGTCTGGGTCCATGAAATGGCAGCCTGGCAGGTTGGGGGAAAGTTAAAGCCTGGCGATAACCGTTGTGCAGGTGTCAGGAGTGAATATGCGTCATTACCTGAAAACGCTTTTCTTTCAGCGTTTTATGACAGATATAAGACGGATTTTCATCTGGATGTAAGGCGAAATAACAACCGAAATACGGTAAGGGGCTTCGAAGGGGCTTTAAAGGGGCTTCGAAGCCAAGAACAGGAACAGGAGAAAGAACAGGAACAGGACAAAAACACTATGGTTCATGGCGAAAAAATCGCCACGAACCAGGCGGGGGATGTTCAGACCGTCGAGCCAGGTCAGCCAGCAGGCACGACACCGGAAGCCGATTCAGCGTATGCGCTGAAAGCCGATTCGGGCGCTGTGCAGCAGGTGATGACCGCAAGTCCGGAGCAATCACACCAACTGCAGCAGCCTGAAGCCGATTCCGCCATTCAGCGGGAAGCCGATCGGGTAGTCCCGGAAAACACCGGGCAGTCTGTGGGACGAGTGGATTATCCGGATGTGTTCGAACAGGTCTGGCGGGAGTACCCGTTGCGTGCCGGGGCAAACCCGAAGAAATCCGCTTTCAGTGCCTGGAAGGCCAGATTACGCGAGGGGGTGCCACCAGAGGCCATGCTGGATGGCGTGAGGCGTTACGCAAGATACCTGGCGGCTACCGGGAAAACGGGAACGGAATTTGTTCAGCGAGCGACGACGTTTTTTGGACCGGACCGGAATTTTGAGAACCCCTGGTTGCTCCCGGTAAGCGGCACGAACAACCAGCGTTGTGTGAATCATATTTCTGAACCGGATAACGAAATTCCGCCGGGCTTCAGGGGGTAAGTGTTAATTTCTGGTCATGAGGTAATTTTCAGGAGGGCTTGTGGCAAAAGTTTTTACACAAGAAGAGCGGGAAAAAATTAAAGGGCAGGTTCTTGAACTCGTACGCCAGAGTGGGCGCGAGACGTTACGACAACTGGAAGCTAAAACTGGGGCAACAAGATATCTGATGAGCGTTCTGGCCAGAGAGCTGGTTGCCAGTGGCGATGTATACAACTCTGGTTACGGGTTATTCCCGTCTGAACAGGCGCGTAAGGACTGGCAAAATGCCCGTAAAAAGCTCTCAAGGGCAAAGCTGAAGAAACCATCTGCGGTTGATCCGGACCTTATCTGGTCATTACCTGACGGAGAAATACGTCGCTACGACAGTCGCCTAAACATAATCTGTCGCGAGTGCCGGAAGAGCGAAGTTATGCAGCGCATATTGTCGTTTTATCAGGGTAATTTTCAGGAGGTGATGGCGTGAGGGTGAGAGTCTATATCGCCGGTCCAATGACCGGGTATAAAAATTTCAACCGTGAGGCGTTTCACAATGCGGAAGAGGAACTGAAACGGGAAGGGCATACCGTCTTAAACCCGGCAGTACTTCCGGACGGGCTGACACAGCCGCAGTACATGGATATCTGCATGGCGATGATTCGTTGTGTGGATGCGATTTACATGCTGAAAGGCTGGCAGCGGTCAGCAGGCGCTAAGGCAGAACTGGCGCTGGCGGAGAAACTGGGGCATGCGGTGATTTTTCAGGAGACAGCCAGTGTGCAAGACTAATTACCAGGCATTACGTGAACGTTATTCACCAATTCAGGTGCCGGAATGTCCTGTTTGTGGCGATGAAATGTCGATACAGCGCATATTTTCCAGAACGCATATTGTGTATGCCTGCACAGGTGAGGGGGATGATGGATATTTTAAAACTGGTCGAACTTTTGCGGATGAGCATTACCTGAAATCGCGCGTAACCGTCGTTGATGTTAGCGATCCTGACGTACTGGCTTTACTGAAAGAGCTGGAAGTTAAAGACAAACGCATTGCAGAATTGACAGATGCGCTTACACAAATGATTAATGCGCACAAAACCACAATTCGTTTTGGTCATGAACGCATAACTGAATGTGGTGGTGATTGCGACTCGCCGGAAAAGATGATTTCAGAAAATCCGGATATCAGAATGGCAGAGGCTGTTTTGAGAGCAGGAATAAAAACTGAATAATTAAATTTAGCACAGCAAATAAAATTTAATCCTTAACCGGAGGGATTTCTGCACCCTCAGAACATCAGGAGGCCGCCTGAAAGGGCGGTAATGAAAATGACTGAATTAACAAAAGAACAATTAATCGAAGAAGCCAAATTAAAAATAGCGATTACGAAATGCCACCCCAATTCAGGGATGGCGCGAGTAGAGGGCGAGTTATTCAAAATTGCACGGGCATCGCTGGAAGCAGAGCCGATAGCGTGGCGATATCGCTACGTGAAAAAAGGTGTTATGGACTCTCAGGGGGAGTTGTGGGTTGGTGACTGGAAATATGTACCGAAAAAAGAGGATTGTAACGACAGGCCGAACTATGAAATTCAGGCCTTATTCACTGCCCCACCAGTCCCGGTTACATCAGAAGAACTGGTTAAAGCTGTGCACTTTTATGAACAACTAAAACGCGAAAATCCACCAGCATCCGGCAACCAGATTAATGGGTTAACTATGTCGGTTAAACGACCAGCCAACTGAAAAAGCGGAAACCTGATTATAGGTTGCCAGATAAGGCAATAAGCTACCTGGCGCGGAACGGACTGATAAGTATGGGGAATGTTTTACGATGAGTATTTAGACTAAAGAGTTTGTAACGCTATGTAAGTGATTTTTTCTGGTTTAGATATTTATATGTCCGGCCAAATTGAGGTGTGTTTAAATGTTATTGCACATTGATTGTAGGGGGAATAATGAAAAACGCATTGCAGTTTTTGTTTGTTGCGTTCTGGTTGTTCGCATCATGTATGCCCATCATCTTCACAGCAAGGTATATGGAAAAAATTGATGTTTTGATATTAATGTTTGGACATATAAATGCCCTTTTTTTAGGGGTGTTCATGGCGGTCATGTGCATTGAATACTGGCGGTAAATACAGCGAACGCTATTGGTTTAGTTGGATATTTACTGTGCCGGACAAAAACGGTTTGCAGGGAAATCTTAGTTAAGTAGAATGACTGCGGGTGCTTGAGGCTATCTGTCTCAGGCATGAACACCAAAAGGCAGATAGAGAAAAGCCCCAGTTAACATTACGCGTCCTGCAAGACGCTTAACATTAATCTGAGGCTCAATCCATGCTGAACACATGTAGGTTAGCCTCTTACGTGCCGAAAGGCAAGGAGAAGCAGGCTATGAAGCAGCAAAAGGCGATGTTAATCGCCCTTATCGTCATCTGTTTAACCGTCATAGTGACGGCACTGGTAACGAGGAAAGACCTCTGCGAGGTACGAATCCGAACCGGCCAGACGGAGGTCGCTGTCTTCACAGCTTACGAACCTGAGGAGTAAGAGACCCGGCGGGGGAGAAATCCCTCGCCACCGCTGATGTGTCAGGCATCCTCAACGCACCCGCACTTAACCCGCTTCGGCGGGTTTTGTTTTTTCTGGTCGTTCTGGTTTACAATCCATCCGTCAGCCTGAACAACTGGCACCTGCTGCGCCAGCAGAGAAAACAGATGGCGCACGATACCAAATTTTACAATTCGGATAACTCTGCCGCCCCTGCCAGCAGGCACGGGCGGCGTTCTCATGCATTCAAATCTGACTGGTATCAGCACGACCCCTGCACCGAAGAACAGGCTGAATGGCTGATTCAGCGCTACCGCAGACACGGATACGAGATTAAGAAAGCCCTCAGTCTCGATTATCGTCACTGGATAATCTTCGTCAGGCTCCCTTATTCCGAACGGCCACCGCGTCCGTCCTGCACATTCCAGCAACGGATCTGGAGGTAATGTGCGGGTATTACTTCGACCTGTTCTGGTTCCGGAACTCGGGCTGGTGGTCCTTAAGCCAGGCCGTGAATCCATGCCGGTATTCCACAATACCCGGGTACTGGTGGAGCCGGAACCGAAAAGCATGCGTAATCTGCCGTCCGGGGTCGTTCCTGCCGTTCGCCAGCCGCTAGTGGAAGACAAAACATTGCTGCCGTTTTTCAGTAACGCACGGGTGATTCGTGCTGCTGGTGGTGCTGGTGCATTGTCTGACTGGCTGTTGCGTCATATTAAATCCTGCCAGTGGCCACACGGCGATTATCATCACAGCGAAACCGTCATTCACCGTTATGGTACCGGCGCAATGGTGTTGTGCTGGCACTGCGACAACCAGTTGCGTGACCAGACATCCGAATCACTCGAGCAACTTGCTCATCAAAACCTGTCAGCATGGATGATTGACGTCATCGGTCACGCAATAAGCGGTACGCAGGAGCGTGAATTATCTCTGGCTGAATTATCCTGGTGGGCGGTCCGCAATCAGGTGGCGGACGCGCTACCGGAAGCGGTATTACGTCGTTCGCTGGGGTTGCGTGCGGAAAAAATCCGCTCAATGTACCGTGAAAGCGACATCGTGCCGGGAGAGCAGACCGCCACCAGCATACTGAAGCAGCGCACAAAAAATCTTGCGCCGCTGCCTCACGCCCACCAGCAACAGAATCCACCACAGGAAGAGACGGTGGTCAGCATTGCCGTTGATCCGGAATCTCCGGCTCAGTATCTCCAGCGCCAGAAACCACAACGGGAAGAGATGCCTGTATACACGCGCTGGGTAAAAACGCAGAAATGCATGACGTGTGGCAATCAGGCAGATGATCCGCACCACATCATTGGTCATGGACTGGGAGGGATGGGAACAAAGGCTGACGATTTGTTTGTTATTCCGCTGTGTCGTAAATGCCATAACGAACTACACGCCGGGGTAAAAGATTTTGAAGAAAAACACGGTAGTCAGTTGTTGTTGCTGATTCGTTTTTTAATGCACGCGAGAAATTCGGGTGTTCTGAAGTGGAAAGCATAAATGACCGAACGCATAGAATTTGTTTTGCCTTACCCGCCAACGGTGAACACCTACTGGCGACGTCGTGGCAGCACATATTTTGTATCAAAAGCCGGTGAGCGTTATCGCCGTGATGTGGCGCTAATTGTTCGCCAGCAGCGACTGAAATTAAACCTGTCCGGAAGGCTGGCGATAAAGATTATTGCAGAGCCACCGGATAAGCGCCGTCGTGACCTGGACAATATCCTGAAGGCACCGCTGGATGCGCTGACGCATGCTGGACTACTTATAGACGACGAGCAGTTTGATGAAATCAATATTGTGCGCGGTCAGCTCGTTCCTGGTGGGCGGCTGGGGATAAAAATCACAGAACTGGGGTGCGCATGAATAACCAGTATTTACAGTTTGTGCGTGAGCAGCTCATTATCGCCACCGCTGATTTGAGTGGGGCAACAAAAGGTCAGCTTGAAGCCTGGCAAGAGAATGCCATGTTCGATACAGGGCGTTACAGGCGTAAAAAAATCCGGTACCGCGATGAAGTGACTGGAAAAATGATAACGCGGGATAATCCACCAATCCCGGGAAAGCAATCGCTGGCGAAGGGGACGTCAATTCCTCTGGTCAGTCCGGTTGAGTTTTCGACATCATCGTGGCGGCGGGCTGTTCTGTCTCTTGAAGAACATCATAAAGCCTGGTTGTTGTGGTGTTACAGCGGGAGTATTTGTTGGGAATATCAGATCGCGATAACACAGTGGGCGTGGAATGAATTTAATGCTCAATCCGGTACCAGAAAAATTGCAGGGAAAACGCAGGAACGCCTGAAAAAATTAATCTGGCTGGCGGCGCAGGCAGTAAAAGCAGAACTTTTTGGTGGGGAAGGTTATGAATACCAGGAGCTGGCATTACTGGCGGGAGTGACAACTAAAAACTGGTCCAAAACATTTACTCGTCACTGGGTTGCAATGAAACACATTTTTCACCGACTGGATAGTGAGGCTTTATTGTTTGTAATGAGAACACGTTCAAAAAAAAGACGGCATTTTCAAAGCAAAGTGTTGCAAAAGTAGATTGAAAGGCATATATTCATGCAAATCTGATATTTTGCCGATTTTGTACGTGATGGCAAAAGCAAACAAAACCCGCCCACAAGCGGGTTTTTTGTGCCACTTATCTCGGATAGACATGGTGAATGCGCTGGTGGAGGAGATAAGGGGGATTTTTGAATGCTTGCAACATTGATTTCGTAACGTTATTATCCTGCGCCCGGCCCTTTAGCTCAGTGGTGAGAGCGAGCGACTCATAATCGCCAGGTCGCTGGTTCAAATCCAGCAAGGGCCACCAACCGCCACTAGCTCATCAGGAAAGAGCGTCAACCCTTTAAGTTGAGTGTGCGAGGTTCGAGTCCCCGGTGGCGGTCCAGTGCCGACTTGGCTCAGTAGGTAGAGCAACTGACTTGTAATCAGTAGGTCACCAGTTCGATTCCGGTAGTCGGCACCATATGCGGGCATCGTATAATGGCTATTACCTCAGCCTTCCAAGCTGATGATGCGGGTTCGATTCCCGCTGCCCGCTCCAGTTAGAGTCTTTCAGTCTGCGATGATGGGAAATCCCGGAGTGACTGAAAGACGTTTAAGTTATGAATGATCGCTTTTTTTTGCAAAATTGCTGTGCAGAAATACTAACCTTCGGGCAGGCGATCATTCATAAGCACTCTGCTTTTATTCCGATTAACTGTGAGTGGTTTGTTGGATAGAGTGCTTTCCTTACTGTATATATCGTTTCGCCCGCTTTTGCGGTTTTTTCTTTTCAAATCCCTTTCATTTCTCAGTGTAAAACTACGCCATCCGTTATTTGCGGAGGTGAGGCTATGAAATCCATGGACAAAATTTCAACGGGCATTGCCTACGGCACCTCCGCAGGCAGTGCTGGCTACTGGTTTTTACAGTGGCTTGATCAGGTCAGTCCGTCACAGTGGGCTGCGATTGGTGTACTGGGGAGTCTGGTTCTGGGCTTCCTGACTTATCTGACAAATCTGTACTTCAAAATCAGAGAAGACAAGCGTAAGGCTGCGAGAGGTGAATAATGTCGCCATCATTACGCAAGGCTGTTGCAGTTGCTATTGGTGGCGGGGCTGTTGCTATAGCATCTGTGTTAATCACTGGCCCAGGTGGTAACGATGGTCTGGAAGGTGTCAGCTACATACCATACAAAGATATCATTGGCGTATGGACTGTATGTCACGGACACACCGGAAAAGACATCATGCCCGGTAAAACGTATACCGAAGCAGAATGCAAAGCCCTCCTGAATAAAGACCTTGCCACTGTCGCCAGACAAATTAACCCGTACATCAAAGTCGATATACCGGAAACAACGCGCGGCGCTCTTTACTCGTTCGTTTACAACGTGGGCGCTGGCAATTTCAGAACATCGACGCTTCTTCGCAAAATAAACCAGGGCGATATCAAAGGCGCATGTGACCAGCTACGTCGCTGGCCATATGCTGGCGGTAAGCAATGGAAAGGGCTGATGACCCGTCGTGAGATTGAGCGTGAAGTCTGTTTGTGGGGGCAGCAATGAGCAGAGTCACCGCGATTATCTCCGCTCTGGTTATCTGCATCATCGTCTGCCTGTCATGGGCTGTTAATCATTACCGTGATAACGCCATTACCTACAAAGAGCAGCGCGACAAAAACGCAAGAGAACTGAAGCTGGCGAACGCAACCATTACTGACATGCAGCAG